TGTATACAGTTTGGTGTTACTCGGCTATGTCACTACATAACATTTGGATATTCTCGACCCGTGCCCGTGAAACGTGTACAAGGGAACCATCGAGACACACTTGCACATAGCGCCTAGTCATAAATATGACGTTACCAGACTCACCGGCTAGTGGGGCAGACAGAAGCACAATACCCTCTTTCTTGTTTATCCACTGCGTAGTGAAGCTGGCCATAGTCTGGCGGTAAAACTTTAACGTGTCACGGGTAAAGAAATGTTCTCCCAGTATGCCTGACTGCTTGATCTGCAAAGGGGTTGGCTTTCTCATAATGTGTAATCCTATATCTGTTTTGTATACATATGTATACAAGTTGGGTTGCTTGTCAGCGACAAAAATGTAATGCGGTTAATCGCCTTTACATCAACCATTATACGCCCTTATCAGCTTATGTCAAATGTTACACAAACGTGTTGTTTGGTGGGTAGAAGTGTATTGTTCTGTAATGTTCCATAATGTTCTACTGTGTAGGTGGGTAAGTCATTGATTTCCTTACAATGTTCCAATGTTCCTTTTTTAACAGAATTACTTGCCGATATATTTTGGCGTAAGAGAGTGGAACATTAGAAAGATTTCCAATAATAGCTAAGTAGTTTTTTCCAGCGGAACATTACAATTACTTTTTAAAGAAAGTATATATATAAGCACTTCTGCTCACTCCTGCATATGTAGCTTTATAGACTAACTGCCATTAGATACCACCAGATACAACCGCAGTATAATGTTCCACACTTTGTCCAAAAACGGGAACATTAGGGGAACATTACGGGAACATTACAACTTTTTTGGAACATTACAAATGGAACAATTGCTTGTATACATATGTATACACAAACGTGTCTAAACGTGCGTAGACGTGCCATGTCCGAGGCGCAACGCGGATCACCAACTGGTATCAACGTGTTATCCTGTGACGTATAACCTTGCCCGGGGCGGAGGCGCAACGCGGATCAACAACTGGTATCAACGTGTTATCCCGCGAGGCGCTACGCGGATCAACAACTGGTATCAAAAAGTACTTTTTGGTAGGCGAAAAAAAAGCCCCCTTTCGGAGGCTTATATTGGTGGGTTTTAGTGAGATGGTTCGACCGGAGTATTTACAATCTTTAACGCTTTAGCCAGTAGTGCGGTCAGTGCTACAACATCGAAGGTAGGTGCCTCTTCGCCTTGAGCCTTTTTGTTTGCCTGAGTCAGTAACTCGATTATCTTCGTGTTGTTATTCGATGACGCCTCAGTCGGAGCGTTCGGAGTCTGAGGGGCTTTAGTCTTCGCGGTAGACTTGCTGGCCTTGTAAGCGGCATCCTGTCGCAATCGCATTGCGTTCCGATCATCGGTGACGTACTTATTAAGTTTGATGCTGACCGTTCGCTTGTCTGCCTTGTCGCTATCGCTCAGGGCTTTAGTCGGCGTCCCTGCTAGTTTGATAGCCTTCGCGCCCATGCCCTTCAGTCGCGCCGCCATGATAGCCAACCGTAGTTCGTTGTTCGCCGTGGACTTGCTACCGTCATGTTCTTTTCCTACCGGTATAAAGTCAGTCCATAGCATGCCATCGGCGTGCATTTGATCATATGCCGCTTGAGCCGCTTTACGTGCTGAACTGTCGGAGCGTGTAGCTTTAGTCAATAAAGTTTCAGCGGCTTTAGTAAAACGTGTTGGGATAGTGTTGTCGTTATTCATAATGATTTACTCTTTTAGTTTATCAACCGCGTGATTGCTGTTGATGGTTCCCATAGTAACAGGTTTACGTGTGATTACAATAGATAGCCTGCTATCGCTGTATACATATGTATACTGAAACCCACGAATCGGCACAATCCGATACCCACCCCGCCCCCATGCACCACTTCAGACAGACCGGAGTCCCGTGTGCTCTTATATTACTAATATACTCAAATAAATCGTATTTTTCTCAAAATGGAACCCCCACCCCCCTCTATATAGGAAGACCCCCCACATCACTTTAAAAACACCTTGTGAAAAAAATTTTATACCTTATTATCAAGGTATGGATAAAGTCGATAGCAGCACAGTTAGGGGACGTGTAGGGGAATGCCTTGTAATCTACCTACTCGAAAAAATGGGCGTAGAGTGCCACCACGTAGACCGTTCCGGCGTAGACTTGTGGTGCCAGTCGCGTAACGGAGATGTGTTTACCGTGCAGGTCAAATCGGCGAACCGGAATCCTAGGTTATCTCGCTATTCGTATAACCTCCGTACGACTAAGACCGCAGACTTCTACGTTTTCGTAGCTTTAGACACGGAGCGCCTGTTCGTGCAATCTATAGACGAGGTAACAACTGCCGGTGCCAAGCAATTTGCGGCCAGTAAGTTCACCAAAGAAAAAATGGAACAGGGATTAGAAAGGCTAAGTAACTTTACGAGTCGTACGCAATAAGAGCAAGACCAACAACAGAAATAAAACACATAACGGTAGTAACTAAAACAGAAAAGCAGATCACGGGAGCCTCAATTGAGTAGGAGTAAGGTGCCATTTTAAACCAATCAGTTATGATTACTAATGCCCTTTTTTCATGTAAGTCATATCATATATGGTATGGCCACACTTTTAGCATGCAATAATTCGCCTTAGTTGGCACTTTTACGCACCAAACCCCCTATGCCAGACATATGCTTGTTTCCAAAAAACAAGTGTGTTATAAATGCACCTCCGGTGAATAACCTGCGATGTACGATATGACGATTAAACTCGAACCCGAGCTTGGGGTTCCGCTTTTTGATGACGATCCTGCGGTGGACTTGACTGTCCGTACCGTTGCAGCAACAACTACAGCCTTAGAGCTAGCAGAACATGGGTTAGAATTGAAACCCAACAAAGAAGACCAAGACGTAGCATCTAAACTTGCTATAGCGTACGCCGACGACCCCGAAAAAACATCGAAGAAAGCTACAAGTAAGCGTCTAGCCCAGCTTACACCTGCCTCATTGGTACTTACAGGGAACATTTTGACTGAATTTGGTCAGTCTGTTGTCCAGTCTGCTACTACTGTGCGTCACCTCATCACCAACAAACTCATCTTAGAGACCGAGAACCCCGACCCCAAGGTACGAATACGGGCATTGGAGTTACTGGGTAAGATTTCAGACGTGTCGTTGTTTGCCGAGAAGTCAGAAGTGACTGTTACACACCAGTCAACAGACGATCTGAAGGCAAAACTACGACAAAAACTCGAAAAGATCGTAAATCCTGTGGATGAGGTGGTGTTGGACGGAGAAGTTATAGACATAGACGCCGAATTAGGGGTAAGTAAGGATGCCTAAGACGTATATCCATGTGAACCAACACAAAATCCGTGCCAATCTCAAGAATGGGACGAACGAACCCGTAATCACCGTAAAACAAGGCAAGAAAAACACGTACTGTAACTCTGTAACTATAAACGGGCCGTCTGAAGTGCTGCAAAGTACCACAGACAAGCCGATTTTGAGTTGTGGGGCGCGAGTAGTCATGGTAACTACCGCTGATGTGACGATAAATGACTGCGCCTAGCACTCCTGAAGCTTTTACGCAAGAAGAAATCCAGCGTATGTTGGATAACATTGACGACTTTACGCCGGACGAGGTGGTAGAGATAGAAAAACTGTTCGATGAACTGGACAGTAGGCGTACAAATAAAGCCGCATATGACGATTTAATTGAGTTTTGTAAACTTATGCAGCCTGACTACCTAGTTGGGAAGCATCACCGCATGCTGGCCGACCTATTAATGGCTATTGAGCGTGGAGACAAGGACAGAGCCTGCGTAAATATCCCCCCGCGCCACGGAAAGTCCCAATTAGTGTCCATTTTCTTCCCCGCGTGGTATTTGGGACGTAATCCAGACAAGAAAGTAATGATGGTGTCCCACACTACCGACCTCGCAGTGGATTTTGGTCGTAAAGTACGTAACATTATCTCCAGTGAAGCCTATAGAGCCATATTCCCTACCGTAACACTCGCCAAAGACTCCAAATCAGCAGGTCGTTGGAGCACAAACATGGGCGGAGAGTACTACGCTTGTGGTGTTGGCTCCGCATTGGCTGGTCGTGGTGCCCATTTGCTGCTAGTAGATGACCCACATTCCGAGCAAGACGTAATTAATGGCAACTTTATCGTCTTTGAGAAGGCATATGAGTGGTTTACGTTCGGTGCTCGTACCCGTCTAATGCCCGGAGGTAGCGTAGCTATCATCCAAACTAGGTGGCATATGGACGATTTGACGGGGCGTGTGGTCAAGGATATGGCTCAAAACGAGCGATCTGACCAGTATGAGGTTATTGAGTTCCCCGCGATCCTCGATGTGGAAGATACGACCACCGGAGAGATAGTAGAGAAGCCTTTATGGCCCGAATTCTTTGATTTAGAGGCATTATTACGCACAAAAGCTTCTATGCCTGTGTTTCAGTGGAACGCTCAGTACCAACAGCAGCCTACAGCAGAAGAAGCCGCACTTGTCAAACGCGAGTGGTGGAACGAATGGGAGCACGAACACCCCCCAAGCTGCGAATATATCATCATGTCACTGGATTCGGCGGCAGAAAAACACAACCGAGCGGATTACACGGCCCTGACTACATGGGGTGTCTTTCTAAATGAAGAGACTTCAGCGTATAATATCATACTACTTAACAGTATAAAGCAGCGGTTGGAGTTCCATGAACTAAAAGAGTTGGCCATGCAGGAGTATTCTGACTGGGAACCTGACTCGTTCATCGTGGAGAAGAAGAGTTCTGGTGTTGCCTTGTACCAAGAGATGCGTAGGATGGGACTACCGGTGTCTGAGTATACCCCCCACAGGGGATCAGGCGATAAACTTGCACGCTTAAACTCAGTATCTGATATTGTACAGTCTGGATTGGTATGGGTTCCCCAGACCCGATGGGCTGAAGAAGTTGTTGAGGAGATAGCGGGGTTCCCCTTTGCTAGCCACGATGACTTGGTGGATTCTACGGTTATGGCACTTATGAGGTTCAGGCAAGGTGGGTTTATTCGACTGCCCACTGATGAACCAGACGACATTAGATACTTTAAACACCGCAAGAGCGGGTTTTATTAAGAGGTTAGATCATGGCAATTGAAAAAGGGTTATACGCTGCTCCCGAGAGCATAGAAGAAATTGACGGTGAGTTGATGGAACCAGAACTTGAAATCGAGGTTGTCAACCCCGAAATGGTAACTCTGGATGACGGTAGCGTAGAAATCACTATCATTCCCGGCGGAGATGAAGACGACTTGCTAGGATTTGACGCTAACTTAGTAGAGGCGATGGACGAAGGCGAGCTAACTGAGCTGGCTGACGATCTTATCGGTATGGTAGACGCTGACGTAGAGGGCCGTAGAGAGTGGGCTGAAACTTACGTCAAGGGGCTAGACATCCTAGGGTTCAAGACTGAAGAGCGTACGACTCCTTGGGAAGGCGCTTGCGGCGTTAACTCCCCCCTCCTAGCAGAAGCTGCCATCCGGTTCCAAGCAGAGACCATGAGCGAGACTTTTCCCGCCGCTGGCCCTGTACGCGTAAAAGTATTAGGCGCAGAGACAAAAGAGAAGCTAGAAGCCTCTGAACGTGTTAAGGCGGACATGAACTACGAATTAACCGAGAATATGGTCGAGTATCGCCCCGAACACGAGCGTATGCTGTATAGCCTAGGACTCGCAGGATCGGCGTTTAAGAAGGTTTACTTTGACCCTAACCTAGGACGTCAGGCAGCCATCTATATCCCCGCAGAAGACGTTATCGTGCCCTACGGAGCGTCTAACATTGAGTCTGCGGAGCGTGTTACACATATCATGCGCAAGACTAAGAACGAGGTAATGAAACTGCAAGTAAGTGGTTTTTACTCGGGAGTAGAGTTAGGTGAACCTGAACCGTTCCACTCGGACATCGAAGAGAAGAAAGCCGAAGAAGGTGGCTACGATATTACCGATGATGACCGGTACACTATATACGAAATCCACGCAGACCTCCTTATCGAGGGTATAGACGATGAAGATGGTATCGCAAAGCCCTACATCGTAACTATTGAACGTAGTAACCATCAGATACTAGCTATACGCCGTAACTGGAATGAGATTGACCCCCTGACATTGAAGCGTCAGCACTTTGTACACTACGTATATGTGCCCGGATTCGGCTTCTACGGCCTTGGACTGATTCACATAATCGGTGGGTACGCTAGAGCCGGAACGTCGATCATACGGCAACTGGTGGACGCTGGCACCCTGTCTAACCTCCCCGGCGGATTAAAGTCCCGTGGCCTTCGTATTAAGGGCGATGATTCCCCCATCGAGCCGGGAGAATTTAAAGATGTGGACGTGCCTTCAGGTAGCATCCGCGAAAACATTATGACGCTCCCTTATAAGGAGCCAAGCCAGACACTGCTAGCGTTGCTTAACCAAATCACTACTGAAGGTCGTCGCCTAGGCGCTATTAGTGATATGAACATCTCTGATATGTCTGCAAATGCCCCCGTAGGTACCACACTAGCGTTGTTAGAGCGTACGTTGAAGCCTATGGCTGCGGTACAGGCACGCGTACATTACGCTATGAAGCTAGAGTTTAAGATGCTCAAGGCTATTATGGCCGAAGAAGCCACCGCTGAGTACGAGTATCAGCCCGCTAGAGGCGAAGTATCAGCCAGACAGTCTGACTATGCGATGGTTGATGTAATCCCTGTAAGTGACCCTAACAGCTCCACAATGGCTCAACGAGTAGTCCAGTACCAAGCCGTGTTGCAAATGTCACAACAAGCACCTCAAATATACAACTTACCCCAGTTACACCGCCAAATGATCGAAGTACTTGGGGTTAAAAACGCTGACAAGTTAGTCCCCACGGAAGACGATGTGAAACCTACCGATCCCGTAAGCGAGAACATGAACGCCTTAACAGGTACCCCCATAAAAGCCTTCCTGTCGCAAGACCACGAAGCTCACATTATGGCTCACCAGTCGTTTATGAAAGACCCCATGATCGCAGGAACTATCGGTCAGAACCCACAGGCGCAGCAGATTATGGCAGCTTTGAACGCCCATATCGCAGAGCACCTTGGATTCAGATACCGCGCTCAGATGGAAGACAAGCTGGGTGTCGCCCTACCACCACCAAACGAAGCGTTGCCCGAAGAGATTGAAGTCCAGTTGTCCCGACTTATATCCGAAGGTGGTAAGCAGCTTACCGCGCAACACGAGCAAGAAGCAGCGCAAAAACAGGCGCAGCAGAAGCAACAAGACCCTGTGGTGCAGATGCAGCAGGCAGAACTACAGGTCAAACAACAAGAAGTACAACGTAAAGCCCAGAAAGATCAGGGTGATATGCAGATAAAACAGGCTGAACTACAACTCAAAACCCAGAAGAGCCAAGCGGACATACAGAATGATGCCGCGCAACTTGAATTAGACAGGCAAGAGTTGGAGCTTGATGCTCAGAAAATGGGCGCAAAACTAGCTGCGGACAGAAGAACAGCTAGCACTAAACTCGACCTCGACTTAATGAAGACTCAAAGCGAGGCCGCAAACAAACGTAATAAGGAATAAACATGGCTACTACCGTCCTAGACGTGCTAAAGAAGAAAATCGAAGAGGACATCTCTTCTGCTCAAGAACATCTCAGTGGGGGCGCACCGAAAGACTACGCGTGCTACCGAGAAGTAGTTGGTTTGATTCGAGGTCTCGAAGCCAGCTTAGGGTACATAAACGACCTCTCGCGTAACTATTTGGATGATGACAATGACTGATCTAAGTAACGAAGTAACGGAAGAAGAAGTAGAAGCCCAACTGCCGAAACCTGTGGGATATAGGGTTTTAGTGGCTATGCCGGAAGTAGATGATACTTATGGTAGTAGCGGCATCATTAAGTCGAGTAAGGAAATGCACAACGAGCACATCATGTCGATCATGGGGCTTGTGTTGGATATGGGCGATGGTGCCTATTCTGATAAAGAGCGCTTCCCTACAGGGCCGTGGTGTAAACAAGGTGACTACGTAATGTTCCGCATGAACACTGGAACGCGTTTTAAAGTAGAAGGTGTTGAGTATCGTCTGATGAACGACGATTCAATTGAAGCTGTAGTAAGTGACCCCCGTGGCATAACACGAGCGTAAGGAGAGATAGTATGGGATTTCAACCAGTAGAGTACAAACTTCCGCATGAGCAGGAAGAAACCAAGCTAGAGATAGAGTCTAGCGGGTCAGTAGAAATAGATATAACTGGCAAGAAAGAAGCTAAAGAGTACGAAAACGAGACAAAATCAGAAGAAAAAGAAATAGAAGTTGAGGTTGTTGATGATACGCCAAAAGCTGATAGGGGCCGCAAAGCTTCCGCACCCCCTGAAGAAGTTACCGACGAAGAACTTGAGGACTACTCTGAGAAGGTACGTAAACGCATCCAACACTTCAGTAAAGGCTACCACGATGAGCGCCGAGCGAAAGAGCAGGCTAACCGTGAACGTGAAGAGCTAGAAAACTTTGCCAAGACCCTTGTTGACGAGAATACCAAGCTAAAAGGCGACGTAGGTAAGAATCAAGCTGCTTTGCTAGAGCAAGCTAAGAAAAACTCAGCTATTGAAGTACTTAGTGCCAAACGCGCATATAAAAGAGCGTATGAAGCTGGCGACGCAGACAAACTGCTGGAGGCCCAAGAAAAGTTAACTACTGCTAAGATAAAAGTAGATAAACTGGGTAATTACGAAGAGGGGGCTTTACAACAGGAAGAAGTTCCTGTACAAATGCCTCAAGAGACACGTCAAAAGCCAGATGCCAAAGCGTCCAATTGGGCAAGTGAAAATTCTTGGTTTGGTTCTGATGACGAGATGACAGCTTATGCTATGGGTGTCCATAGTAAACTTGTTAAACAAGGAATGGACACCACAAGTGACGATTACTACGAGACTATTAATTCTCGTATGCGAAACACCTTCCCCGAGGAATTTGAAGGGGAAACTGAAGAGCAAGAGGCCAAAACAACTAAGCGACAGTCAAACGTGGTTGCCCCCGCTACGCGGAGCACAGCACCCAAAAAGGTGCGATTAACGCAGACACAGGTAGCTATCGCTAAGAAACTTGGAGTACCGCTTGAACTATACGCCCAAAAGGTTGCTGAAGAGATGAGGAAAATATAATGGCTAATAACAGACTTGATCGTGAACTAGAAACCCGTGCAAAAACGGTTCGTAAAGCAGCTTGGACTAGGCCAGAGGTTCTACCTTCGCCCCACCCCGAGCAAGGATACGCGTTTCGCTGGATTCGTGTGAGCACCCAAGGAAATATTGATGCTACTAATGTTTCTTCTAAAATACGTGAAGGTTGGGAACCTGTTAAAGCAACAGATCACCCAGAAATTACGCTTGTCGCTATTGAAAACGAAAGATTCAAAGACAACGTAGTTATTGGTGGCCTACTGCTTTGTAAAGCACCTACTGAGATGGTTGAACAACGTACTGACTACTACAACCAACAAAGTAAGGCACAGCTTAATTCTGTGGATAACAACCTTATGCGAGAGAACGATCCTCGTATGCCGCTATTTAGCGAGCGGAAATCTAAAGTTACCTTTGGTAAAGGTACCTAAACTAAAATTTATTTGGAGTAATTCAAAATGGCTCTTACTGCCGCACCATACGGGCTACGCCCCGTAAAACGTGCTGACGGCCTGCCTTACGCAGGTGCTACGACTCAGTACTTGATTGACCCTGCCGGAGAAGCTACTAACATCTTCAACGGACAGGTTGTGTTTATTGGCGCTGATGGATACATCGCTATCGCTACTGGTACTGGCGCTAACGCTGGCGCACAGGCATTCCCAGTTGCAAACAGCTTTACTGGCGCTCTAGGCGTGTTTATGGGTTGTGAGTACGTTAACGCGCAAGGTCAAGTGATCTTTAGCCAATACTACCCTTCTGGCACTACTGGTGTTGTTAAGGCTTACGTTGTTGACGATCCAAACGTATTGTTTCAAGTTCAGTTTGATGGCGCTGTTGACCAGTCTGACATCGGAGCTAACACGTTCTTCGCTGCTGCTCAAAGTACTGCTACTGGCGATACTGCTACTGGTAACTCTACAAGTGCAGTTGAATCAACTACTGTAACAACCACTGCGGCATTCAGAATTGTTTCTGCCGTTTCCCCTCTGACTGATGCCTTCCCTGACGTACTTGTTAAGTTCAACGTCGGATACAACAGTTCAACTAACGCCGTAGGTCTATAAGGAGCTAACTAATGGCTATTTCAAGAGCGCAGTTATTAAAAGAGTTACTCCCCGGCCTGAACGCCCTGTTCGGTTTAGAGTACGCAAAGTATGGTGAAGAGCACAAAGAGATTTTCGAGACTGAAACCTCTGACCGTTCTTTTGAAGAAGAAACTAAGCTGTCTGGTTTTGGCGCTGCACCTGTTAAGGGTGAAGGTTCTGCCATCGACTATGACAACGCGCAGGAAGCATGGAGCGCACGCTACACGCACGAAACCGTTGCAATGGGTTTCTCAATCACTGAAGAAGCGATTGAAGATAACTTGTATGACTCCTTGTCATCTCGTTACACCAAAGCACTGGCTCGCGCTATGGCATACACTAAGCAAGTTAAAGGCGCAGACATCCTGAAC